CCAAAATACTTTCAGCTGTAAAACCATCTACATTAGAAGCGTCAGGAATTGGATAGTTTCTTCTAACATTTATAAACCTAGGGGGATTCAAATTGTCTGTAAAAAACAATAAATCTCCAACTAAATTTACGCCTGTTATTAAATATTTTGGATTAAAGTTAAGAGTTGTAATTATACCACTTCCGTCATCTATACTAATTATGTGATACGCTACATTACCAGTTGTAGTGTTAAAAGAGACAATTAAATCTAATCTACCAGTTTCTCCTGAAGTAAAAGCTGGGTCATGAACAAACCAATATATAGTCTCATTAGCGCCATCCTCATAAGCTCCTATGGTCTTTGCTTCTGCGCTTAATCTAATTTCATCTTTATAAATTAACGCTGTAAGCTGAGTGTTTCCCTTTGAGTTTTCAACAGTGCCAATCTCAGAGTCTTCTGTAGAGCCTAGCCTTACATTTAATGCGTCTTCATATTCACCATTAGGTAGAAGCCTTTCATCAAGGCTTTTGTTCATCCGCCCTTTAACAAAATTTCTTTGAGTTTTTGCCATTTTATTTTATCCACTTGTTCTGCCCCCTCATGCTCATTAAGAGTCTACTTGGGTGAATATTGCTTAATCTAATTTTTGCATTTCTTAATAAAGCTGCTTTATCTTTTCTAGCTCTATTTATAATATATTCTTGAACTCCAAACTTGCTATTTAAAACAGCATAACTTATGTAAGCGTAAATATACTCTTCAAACATTTTATTAAGAGTAATTAAAGAATCATTCCCGTTTTCCATACCATCAGATATATACTGCAGAATACAGCTTTGGTTTGCCATAGTAGAATCAAAGTTTATTACTCCGGATTTTTTATCTATTGTAAACGTAGGATTAATGTTTGCTGTTTCTGTATTTAAACCATACCTAGCTCCGATCCTAGAGTTGTTAATATCTGAATCGTAGTTATTAACGTTTGGATCAATATTTTCATCAACAACGTCATTTAAGTATATACTCTGCAAACTTCCGTCTAATCGCTTGGTGTCTATGCTAGAGGTTTCTTCTTTAACAGTAACACCATCGTTATCATAGGTAAACGTAGAGCTCGCTGTTTGAATATAAGACACTGCAGACTGAACTTGTATGTTTTCGGTGAGATCTCTCACTACACCGTCTTTAAATAGCGACAGCTTAACCCAGTTGACATAGTCAGAAGGTAATACAAATTTAAGATCATCAAAGACTGTAAGCTCTAAAGATTTTATTTCTTTAAATGCGTCGTAATTTAATTCTTGAATTCCACGCTTTGCGTGAAACAATATTTTATATCTATTCTCGTTATTAACTAAGGAATGGTTTCCATCGTACATCAACAAGAAATTTGTGACTATATCGTCTAAGCTAACGTACTGGTACGAACCCCAGTTAGAGTCAGTAGGGTTGTTGCCGTCGTTGGTATAATACTTTTTTTGATTTATATATGCCATAGCTATTGTTGTTGATTTTGAGACTGTTCTTCAATCTGCCCAAACTTAAATACGTCTGCCTCTCTAATTGATATTCCAGCGTATTGTAATATTTTTGCTACCAAATCATTTGAGTCGTCTAAAGGCAATTCAAAGTCTTGATAATCAGACTGACTTTGATCAAAAATAGGGCTTCCATTAGATATGGTTGTAAAAGTCCATTTAGGATCTAAAGGATATCTAATATATGTTGCCTTAACATCTTGTGCGCCAGCAAAAGTATTTGGATATACAGTTATTGAATTTCCAGATTGAGTATAGGCTGGATAAAGACTAGAAGGTGATGTAAGTAAAGATTTGTTTAATAAATTTATTTTACTAGAACTTACCTTTTCAGCTTCTCCCTGAAGTTGTCCACCTGTAAAGCAAGATATTTGATTTATTAAATAGTAGTCACTTGGCAAAGTATACACATTTACTGTGTTTGGTGTTAGTGTAGCAAATTTAGAAAAGTAATCAATAACTTCTTCGTATCCTTTCTTAATGTCCGCATATCCTGTTCCGGATACCCTAGAATTTTCTTCGTTTATTTGTTGATTATATTGAACAAAATATTCATCAAACAAATCTAACTGAGCTTGCTTTGCGAACAAGTTAAAATCTGAAGGGGATATATAGCCGTAGTTATTTTTGTTTATAATCGCTAAAACTGTATTACGTACAGAGTTTATCATTACTACTTATTTTGTACAAAGATAAGCAAAAAAAAAGAGGTCAATTATTTTGACCTCCTCTTGTAAAAAGTGATTAATCCTCTTTATGAAACACCTATAGAAGCGTATGCAAAAGGAAGAGTTATAACTGGAGCTGCATTTGTATAGGTGCTAGACATCAAGTCTTCAAGGTGGGCGATTAGAAAATTTTGAACCGCTACACCAGAGGCATCAGATGCGTGAGTTATAGTTACTTGATCAGCATCAGCAGCTGAGTTGTATTTAAGAACCGTTGTTGTCGCAGCAGTTTGTATAATGCTTTTTATTGAGTTAGCATTAAGTAATACAGTTGCCGTATTAGCAAAAGTAAAAAGTTGAAAATATTTTATCATTATTTCTATATTTAAGAGATGGTTACGTTAGAGATTACTAAAGGAGAGTCGTCAGTTATATCTAAAACAGATTCAGACCACTTGCCTTGAGCTACTTCTATTAATTTATTTTGCAGGTATGTTACCATCTTTATTGCTGACGTATCTGCCGCATGTGTTACTGTAACTACATCAAACGTACTGTTGTTTGCTAAGAATAAGTCAGTCGCGGTATATCCACCGCCTTGTGTATTAACCCAGATTATATCAGAAGCTGGGATGGCTAAAGTACCATTTCCAGCGGTACTTACTTTAAAAAATTTGTCCATCAGTTATAAATTTTAGATGTTAATAAAAAACAAAGGTACAAAAAAAAGGCACTCACTATTGCGAGCACCTTAATCAACAAACTATGAAAACATATGCAAATATAGGCAATGTTTTTAACTACTCAAGGCTTTTATGAATTTTTTGCTAATTCTTTTAAATGTTTAAAAGATTCAACTCCGTTATCAGACTGAAAGAAAGATACGGCCATGTGAAGAAACTCTTCTCCATAAGGGACGTTAAGCATTTTCTTTTTATTAGAAGGTGTATTAAACCACACTTCTTTTTTATCATTTCTTAAAGTTAAAATGTTTTTATCAAAGAAAGATTGAACCGTAGCGTTAAGCTTCAGCATTGGATCTTTTAACAATTGTAAAAACCCTTTAGGATCTGTCTTGGCAAATATTAAAATATCTCGCCTTAACTCAGCAGTGCTAACTTTTGTTATGTCGGTATTAAATATAACTCTAGATACGTTTTCTACTTGCTCTAAAGTTAATTGTCTAGCTTCAATTAAAGCATCTACCTCCATATTTAAATCCTCTACAACTTCAGCAGCTTCCTTAGCCTTGTCAACTTGAACAAACAATTGTCCGTTGCCAGGATGTAAAGATAAAAACTGTTGTAATACTTGATTGTTTTTAGGAACACTTAAGAATCCATTTTCAAAAACAACAGGCTCTAAAATAGCAGAGTTGTCTTGTTCATCTTGAAATGGAGTTTTTTGATTTCTAGCGTATCTAAGTGGTCGATTAGTTCCAGTCGCTTCGTCCCAATGTAATAAAGGAAATCTTTGCGTATGCCTAGATGCTAGTATTAAAGATAAGGGCGGTGTATCTCTTGTTAGTTTGTATTGTTTGTCTACAAAAACTGTATTCTTTTTCATTTAATATAATTTAGATTTAATTTAAAATTTATAATATAATGGGGGCTTTGACACCCCCATTAAAAAGTACTCTACTATTCTTGAAATAAGAAGAAGTTGTTTGCACCTAAAGTACATACAGCTCTTTCAGACAAGAAATTAACTTGCATATTATCTATGTCACTAGTAGCAGCGCCACCGGCAGATCCAGTAATCCAAGTTTTGTAACGTCTATCTTCTGTTTCAGAAGCTCTATAACGAACATGTAAGAAAGGACGTTTAGCATTTTTACCAAGAATTTGGTCATAAACACTAGTTGATCCAGCGGGTACAAGTAGTCCGTTTACACGTCCTGAGTTTGCTCCAGTTGGAAGACCACCTCTCATAGTAGGGTCGTTAAGGTATTTCCAGTCAGTTTTGTAGAAGTCATAACCTCTTCTAAATCCTGAGAAACCTAAGTTTAGCGCCATCTCTTCGTCATTGTCAAATAGACCATATGAAGTTCCACCTGCTCCGTAAGAGTTTTGTGCAGCTAACATATCATCAATGTCAAATCCAAATTGACGGTCTAGGAATATAACATTTTCTTCAATCGCTCCTTGCTTATCTAAACGAGAAATAATTGAATCAAAATCTGCTAAAGTTGTTGGGTTACCACCGTTCCAGATGTTACCTCTTTGAGCCACAGAATAGAAAATTCCATCTGATCCAGCTCCTTGTGCTCCTGCAGCAGCTCCATTACCTAGCGCAGCAGCAGCTCCACCATTAAGTTCAGCGGGTACAGCTTCAATCATTGCAGTCTCTAAGTAGTCGTCAAAACGTAGTCTTGTTTCATGCTCAGATTTCAAATACCAAAGGTATCCGTTTGCACCGTTCTCAGTTGTAACTTCAACCCATCCAATTTGAGCCATGTCAGATCCAGATACAGTATAAGTATCTTTCAAGATAATTGGCTTGTTTGAAAAGATAAAGTCGTTAGCTTCAAGAGATCCTACCATTCCAGCAGTTCCTTTTCTAAATTCCGATCCATAAACAAATATAGTAACATCAGAATTTCCAACTCCAGTACCAGCAGTAATTAATCCGCCTGCTTCGTAGAACCCAACAGTAAACTGTCCAGCTCCTCCACCTGCATTGTTAACAGCGGTTACAACAGCTTTGTTTATACCAGAACCATTGTTCTGTACAACTGCAATTGTTTGACCGACTCTTACAACTTGTTGAGCTGTAGTTGGGTCAATAACATCATTCACTTGGAATGTAGCATTGTCAGCATTGAGAATAGCAGCTGTTCCTACCTGAGTATATTTAGTATGCAATCTACCTTGTTCAGCCCATTTAATAAGGTCAGAATTTGTAGGCATCTCAGCACCTACCATACGTAGGAATGAAGAGATAGTTCGATTTCCATAACGCTCGAATTCTTTTTCGTAAGTGTCAGGAAGATATTGATTTAGAAAATCAAAGTTAGTAATGTAATTCTCTGTAGTCGGAGTCCTCTCGGAACTCGGAGTAAGAGCAAAAGTTGGGATAGTATTAACTGATCCAGCCATAATTTTTAATTTTTAAGTTCTTTTAACGCTTTTAATTCTTAATCTATTACCTGATGGTTCAGATATAGATTTCACTTGCATTCCTCCCTTTGTAGATACCTCTGGCGCTTTACGTTCTGACATGTTAATATTCTTAGTCTTGCGTATAACGTCTTCAGTAGCTTTAGATTTACCCTGTTCAAAAAAGAACTGAGCAAATTTATCAGGATTCATTGCCATTGCTAAAGATCTGTGGTAGCCTTCTGCATCATTTAAAAGTCCTTGAGAATCCATATACTTATGTACAAAGTTCATGGGGGTCTCTTGAGCTTTTTTTAATTCAGACGCGCCACCTGGGGAAAACATAATCTCTTCGTCGTTTAACTTGAACTTAAAACCTTTAAATTCTGATCCGAACACTTCATCACTTTTTTTGACAAACCATTCCCGTTTTCGATTCGCTTCCTCTTGTTGAGTTTTAGCGGTATTTAAATATTGCTTATAAGCCTGCAATTCTTCATTAGCTTCGTTAGAACTTCCACTTGACTCAAGCGGTTGCTTATATAACTCTTGCTGTTCTTTAAAGAACCGATTAGCTTTAGCAATAATTTTCTTCTTTGCTAACTTAGTTTTTCTAACGTCCGATTCGTCATCAAGCTCTTCGTCATAAGAATAGTCCTCCATTAAGGATTCAATATCTTCTGCGTCCAAACCTTCTTCCGTAAGAGTTAGGTACTCTTTTAGCAAAGAATCAGGATTCATTGTAGTGTAGTCTTGTTGTAATTTAACAAAATCACTAATTCCTCGTCCTGTTTCTTTTTTATATTTAAAGTAAGCTGCGACATCTTCTGGCATTTCTTCTGCCTTTTCTCTTTCGCTCATCAATTCTTCTATAGAATTAATTTCCTTACCGTATCTATTTCCTATATATGAAAGAACATCTTCTTCTTTTAAATCATAAGGTTGCTGTGCAACCTCTTCAATGGTAGCTTCCTCTTCGGGAGCTTCTGTGGTGGTCTCATCTGGCAATGGCTCAGAAACAACCTCTATCTCGTCACTACTTGACACTTCACTAAATTGCTGTTCGTGCTTTTCAAGCAATTCTTTTTCTATTTCCTGAGAAGACTTTGAGTCTAATTCAGACATTTCTCTTACTTTTATTTCCATTTAATTTAATTTAAGTTACAAATTTACGCAAAATACAAAGGCACATTTTGCTACCTTGGCGAGAACTCAGACAGGTCAAATCCATCTAAAGAATCTTCATTTGACTCAAAGTTTTTTGGAGGCAAATTATTTTTTCTTTGATTTATTAACTGAGACTGCTCACTATTCTGCTGGCTAATTCTGTCTTTCTTAGCATCTTCTCTAGATGTTTCTCTATTGGCTAATGCTCCCTCTGTCATCCCTTGAAGCTGTAGGTTATAGTTAAACTCTTGCTCCATTAATTGAGCTTTTAATTGAGCTTCAACTTTAGTCCTTTCAATTTCAAGTTGTATTTCTCCCTGCTTGTATTTAAGTTTTGCTTGAGTCTCTAGCTCTATTTTTTGAAGAGCCATTTGACCAGCCATTTCTTGAGACTTTAATTGTTGCTGTGAAACCATTGCTTGCTTTTGCATTTCTCTTTGATCATCTGCTTCCTGCTTAGCTCTTCTTTTAACTTTTAAAAGCTGATTAGCTAACTTAAGGTTTTTGATCTCTCTAATGTCTATAGCATCTTCTAGGTTTATATCTCCCTTAGATAATGCCATTTGAATATTCTGCTCTAGTAAAGCCTTTTGTTCTTCGTCTGGAGAAAGCTCAATAAAGACCCCAAAGTCATATATGTAAAGCTCAGAGATATCTCCCAGTATACTTACATTATACTTTCCTATTT